GAACAACCAGATATAATGCATAAGTTAAGGCAGGTATTCGTCGTAGACATAGTATAGATGTAACTTATACATATCATAATGGTATAGAAGAATGTATTATACCAAGTAATATGTGTGGAAGAGATATTGAATATGATATTTTAGAAAAGGATAAAATAGTAAATCCTCCGAAAATATTCTACCTACATCGTTTTATCATAGGATACGCTATGGATTTTAAATATGATTACTATGACAAAGATTGGAAAGAATGGTAATTTTCCAAAAGAATAGCTGATGGTTTCTTGACAAACATTTTCAATTCAGTTATATCTAAAACGTAGTAATTCGACTTGAAAATAAAAACCTTTATATCAATGCGTTATTGGAAATGCAAGGATGAAATAAACCATTATAAATATAATATGATTAAATATGATTTGGAGCTAACTAATTTAAACAAAGAAAGATACCACCTCTCTACTGATAATGAAAAGAAACTTACTAAAGTTTAAACTATTATGACTCCAAAATAGAAACTTTTTCTGGATATAGGGTGTATAAAAATCTAGTATTAACGAATGAAAAATAGATTATTGATGCAGTTCTATTAAAATATTGTTAATCAAGTAACTGCTTACTAGAATAGTGGTACAATGAGTTATAAGTTGAAGAAAATGATATTGAATGATTTCAAGGAACCAACTCTACACATCTATAACACTTATAAAAACAAAATACTTGATAGAATAATCAAGTATGGTACAGAGATCACTCAATAGTCATATAAACCAAGTATTTAAATGGATAAGATAATACCTGAAGTTAAATTAAAAAATTAAATCTATGATATAGTGTTTAATCCTTGGATAACTAAAATCGAGAAGAATGACCCGAATACTATAAGATAATAAAATGAGAGATCTAATAAAGAATTTAATCAACCAATTATTGAAAATAAAACATTAGCGGAAGCTGGTGTACAAATAATGCAGGATGGGGATGATTTTGAGGACTTAATGAAGCCTGTAATAATACTTAAACCAAAATAATAAGTGATTCCCGTTCCATAATAAATACTTTATAATGACTTCAAAAATAATATTGAAGATTCATTTATCTTTCCATCAAACATACAGACTTACATAAATAAATAATAGTAGGACATATAGGTAGTGTAATAACCAAAGGTGGAATATAATTTCGGGGTTCAAGATTAAGAAATTTAATTATGTGAAATATAATAAGATGACCCTTTTATCACGGCAATAAAATAAAATTAAAATATTGTCGATTAATAAATCGCTATATAGTAATTAACTATATAGGATGTTTAACTAGAATCAAAAACTGATTCTAATATTAATAAAATCGCAACTGATATAGTCGATTTAGAAATATTGGAAAATATTACACCTATGGAAGAGTGTAAAGTTGAATGTGTCTCATTCATTAATTTGCAAAGTATTAATAACAGTGTTGGATCTATTAACGTTGTGTAAAGACGAAATTCCGTACCATCGGTTTCATCTATGGAATCATCTTAACATGTATCAGATTCCGAGATATCCTAAATGCCAAGCACTGAATTGTTTTTTGAAAACCTGGCCTCGCTACCCGTTTAATCTAAAGGTTATTAAAAATAGAATTAAAATACCACTAAATCAATATTTTCAAAAAATGAATATGATATACAAGAATCAAGTTCCTTGACAATGGTAAGACCAATAATATCTTAAACATAGGAAAATGAGAAAGAGATAAATATAATCGAGAATAGGGGTTCGAAAATTATCTAAAATTTTAAAAGATACGTTTCTGATTATGATACCGAATGGATTAATAATAATTTTGAATAAATATAAGAAAAATCCCGCATTTAATTTCGTATATGGTCTGAAGACATAAATAAAATCAAACAAGATGTTTAATAGCGGCAAAAGGTGTGTATTGTAAATATGAAGGAAATTATTAAAAGAATGATGAATACTGTCCGTATAGAATTTAATATAACCGGAGTATTCGAAACAGCTGTATTACATTTAGGGTAACAATTAATAGCATCAATTTACAGTACATAAACGAATACTTTACCGATAAAATCAACAAAAGGAAACCCTTCTTTGCGAACGGTTGGAAGTAAAGGACATACAAAAATTGTTGCAATGCCCCGGGGTCCATTAAATAAAGATTTTCTTTTGATTCTAAACAAGTACGGATTCGATGTGTCAAGAGAAACATTAGAGAAGAGTTGCAATTAAAGTAGTGGACACCCATGCATGAGATATTCCATTAATCTCATGATTATTGAAGCACTAAACATGTGTCTAAGTATTATATTTAAGACACCGATCGATGTGAATGATGAGACTATTCACTATATTATAGACTTAGGAAGCAAATTTTAATAATTAAAAACACTTCTTTTCGATTTCTTTAAATAAGTTTATGACGTGTACACTAAAAACGATGATGACGAATATGTGGTAGATGATGATTTAGTAGAAAGGGCTAAAGATTGGTTCAAAAAACGTGTTATTTTTATACCTGTTAGACCAAACCAAGAATAATACGATCGTGCTTACTATGAACAAAATTTAGACAGTTATCGTTAACCACGAAACTGTCATGATTCTATTAGACATTTAATGCCCGAATTTAGGGAACCATTTTAAGGAACGATTTAGGAATATGAACAAACCTGTGATTTTGAATTAATTAAAGACTTACATCGTAATAAATTATGTAAAGTCAGTATATTATGTTTAGATGTTCATTACTATTTGAACGGGTGGAAACCGAGTATTGATTGTAATCTGTTTGTTGCTGGTGGTCATTTTTATCCATTTGTTGGTTTGTATGATTTGCCTTTTAAAGAAGGGTAATATTCCATTAGTAATCAATATGAAGATGTCAGTTAGGGAAAGTATAAAACGATTTTACATATGAAGACATAAGGATAAGAAACTGTGTATAAACACAGTTTAGTAGACGTTCCATGTAAATCAAGAGTTATTGATTATGGATGGTATTAACATTTCTTCTCGTTTATATGTTATAGAATAGGTGATAAATCACCCTTCCTCGAAATAACGGTACCCCCTATATAAATATAATCTAATTGCAGTGTATAATCAGATTACTTATACAATTATTTTGTCAATCTCGGAACTGTAGGGACATAATTGGTAAATATATAACAATAAATAAGATATTATCAGCCAAAAACCGCGAGTAAATTAGGAACCCACAACGTCACTGTTAATCAAGACGAGTTTTAATTGAGGTTATGGTCATCTATCATCGGAAGGACTACTTTTGATAATTTTAAAATAAATAATTAGTGGAACTTTATATAACTGTTTAAATCAACTAAAGTAAAATAACATAACGCCACTATTAATGATGCCCTTATTGAATACAACCCATGGAAAAATTTTATTAATAGTTTTAAAATTAAATTTGGCGATTAAGCCTTAATTACTTTAGAACGTTATTATTATACAACGTAGAATGATGGATTTGAACGAGGAATGTTTGGGGCAATATCAAAAAGTGTGAGTTTGTATTAAGCTCTCACGAACATACCCGTATGTGATTTCTAAAAGTAAAATATAGAAGAAATAGACTAATTATAGAAATAATTGGTTGTATAGAAACCATACGTTTTACCATACAAAGATAATAAATATACTGAGGATATTAAGTATTATTATGCAAAACCAATATCTGAAAGCGATATTAAGGGAAAAGATGATGTTAATCCTCAATTATTATCGAAAAAAGTGGAGTATGCTGAAAACTTTGACATAAATAAAGATTTAATCATTAAATGGATTAAAAACCATCCAGAACCTGTTAGCATATATAAGAAGAAGTTATAACCAATGTCTAATAATTGTAAGTGCACACCAACGGGATTTTAAATATTAAAAAAATTCTCAACAAAGTAAATAGAATATGAGTGGTCATCTAAATGTGTTTAAAATAAAATATATGCTCTCCATAATCGACAATTTGCTTCCATGCCTAGAAAAGATGAGAAATATGTTATATAATTGTACTAAACAATGGGAAGATTGTTGCCACACTTTGAAAAGAGTTTAGCAAAACTAGATTGGTCACATGTTACACAATAATCCCCATGGGATTGGTTAGACAGTAAAACTACTTTTAGTGATTCGAAAAAGAAGAAATATCGTGACACAATATTAAAATAAATGAAAAACCCAAACACTAATTATTTATCATCATATGATACAATGGTTAAAAGTGGAGAAACATACTATTCTGACGAATTGAAAATAGATGAGAAAGGTTTTTTGCAGGGTAGAAAAGATCGACCACGTAATGTCTGTACTCCTGCTCCTAGTGGATGTGGAATGTTAACATTCCTTTAAAGTATGTTGTGGGATAATATTAAATAAATTTTTCCCGGTTTTATGTAGGGGTATTCGAAAAAATAAATGAAAGAGGTGTTTCTCGAATAATTGAGTAATATTATGGAAGGTAATGATTAGAGCACCGTCAAATCAATTAGTATGGATTCTGCAGCTTTCGATTCTTCGTAACACGGTTATTTACAAAAAATAGTAGATAATCCAATGTGGACATGTATGATAGAAGAATTATTTAAAC